AGACCGTGTATCTCATATCATTACAGATATGCATTGTGATGATGCAAACGGTCTTGGCAAACTTAAAATTATAGATACACCGATGGGTAATATTGCAAGAGCACTATTAACTGCAGGAGCAAATCTTGGTGTAAGCAGTAGAGGATCAGGAAACGTAAATGAAAGTGGACGTGTTTCTGATTTTGATATTGTAACAGTGGACATTGTGGCACAACCAAGTGCGCCTGATGCCTATCCAAAAACTATATATGAGAGTTTATTTAATATGCGAGGCGGGGCATCTTTATATGATACCGCTTCTGCATTAACACACGATAAAAGTGCAGAGAAACACTTGATGAAAGCAATCACTGGTTTCATCAATGAACTTAAAATTAAGTAGGAGACTACTATGACAGTGAATTTTACAGAACTACTTGAGAACGCAGAATTAACTGAAGAAGTGAAATCTGCTCTTCAAGAAGCATGGGAAGGTAAAATTTCTGAAGCAAGAGAAGAACTAACTGCAGAACTTAGAGAAGAGTTTGCACAAAGATATGAGCACGATAAGTCTCAGATCGTTGAAGCAGTAGATAACTTTATCTCAGAAAAAGTAGAAGCAGAAATTTCTGCTATTGCTGAAGAAAAAACTGCCCTTGCAAGTGATCGAGTAAAGTATCACAAAGCGATTAGTGAGCATGCCAAAGTTTTAGACAAATTTGTAACTGAAATGGTTGCAAAGGAAGTTAAAGAACTTAGAGCAGATAGAACAAGAACAAGTGAGCATGTTGCAAAATTAGATGATTTTGTAGCAGAGCAACTTGCAACTGAACTATCCGAGTTCCACGAAGATAAAAAATCTTTAGTAGAACAAAAAGTCAAAATGGTACGTGAAGGCAAAAAACAACTTGCTGAAGCGAAGAAAGACTTTATTAAGAAGGCCGCAGACAAGGTTGAAAACGTTGTTAATGGCGTAATTGTTAATGAAGTTAAATCTTTCCGTGATGATATTACTAAGGCACGTGAAAACGACTTTGGTCGCAGAATTTTTGAAGCATTTGCATCTGAATTTGGTATGAGCCACTTGAACGAAGCAAAAGAAATCAAGAAAATACAAAAAGAAATTGCTGAAATGGAAACAAAACTTAATGAATCTCAACAAGCGATTGCTGAGAAAGAAGAAGCAGTTAAATTAACTGAATCTAAATTAAGAATTGCAGAAGATCAAATGAATCGTAAAGAGACATTAAATGAACTTATGGCACCATTAGGTAAAGAGAAGAAAGAAATTATGTCAGATCTACTTGAAAGTGTTAAGACTGAAAAACTAGAAGAATCTTTTAACAAGTATCTTCCAAGTGTTTTAGATGGCGAGACACCTAGAGTTAAAAAGACATTGTCAGAATCCGTTGTCAGTGAACACACTGGCGATAAGGCGACTGTTATTACAGAAGCCGATGACAAGAGTGCGGATGATGTCGTAGAAATTGATATGATCCGTAAACTAGCCGGACTTTCAAAATAAATTAGGAGTTAAAAAATGGCGAACTTATTTGAAAGCAACTGGTCAGCAACTAAAGATGCTTTGCTTGAAGGACTTTCTGGAAACAGAAAATCTTCTTTAGATGTTGTCCTCGAAAATACAAAGAGACATTTGTCAGAGGCCGCAACAGCAGGCGCCACAGGTGCTGGTTCAGTAGCAACATTAAACAAGGTTATGTTACCTTTGATCAGAAGGGTTATGCCTTCCGTGATCGCAAACGAACTAGTAGGTGTACAACCTATGACTGGTCCAGTAGGACAAATCCACACACTAAGAGTTAGATATTCTGAAACTGGTGGTGGAGCAACAGCAGGTGATGAGGCATTAAGTCCTTTTAAACTTGCTTCTACATACGCAGGATCTCCAGACGCTACAGCGGCGGCAGAGGGACAGCCAGGTAGAAAAATGAGCATTCAAATCTTAAAAGAAACTGTTGAAGCGAAAACCAGAAGGTTATCAGCAAGATGGACTTTTGAGGCGGCTCAAGATGCAGAA